GCAACAACAGTCAGAGCGGGACGGTCGATGCCTTCCAATCTGAGGGAGCAGGTAGATCCAGTATCGGTGGAGATTTACCAATCCAAGAAGATGGAAGCGTGGGCAACGCCCAAGGCATCCGATCCTCAGCATGCGGGACCGAACATGAGGGACTCGGCGGGGAACTATGCCCTTCCAGCTCAGGTGACGAAGGCGTGGGCAACTCCACAAAGCAGGGACTTCCGTTCAGCGGAGTGGAATGCGGAGCGGTTCAACAATCCGGATCGGAGCAAGAATCTGAACGATCAGATGAAAGCATGGCCCACACCCATGGGACAAGCTCAGGGAGCAACGGGAAGTATCGCGGGCAGCTCGGACTTCAGCCGGAAGGTGGAGCAAATCGAAGGGATGAGAGAGACACCGAACGGACCGAAAACGGGATCTGCCAAGCTCAACCCGCGCTGGGTGGAGACTCTGATGGGTGTGCCGATTGGATGGACTATGCCGAGCTGTATGTCACCTCGGACAATCGAACCGACGAGTTACGACTGCTTGGGAATGGAGTTGTTCCAGCTACCGCAGAGCGAGCATTTCGTGTCCTGTTGAATCAAATCCTCAACCAATAAACGAAATGCAACTCAGACCTCGGCAGACGGTATTCGTTGACCGCTGCAAAACTGCACTCACCCAACACGGCAACACGATCGGTGTGGCCACTGTTGGATTCGGCAAGACAATCGCTCTCTCTGCTATCGCTGCCAGCTATCCCCGATCGCTTGTGCTTCAGCACCGCATTGAACTCCTGGAGCAGAACCGCGGCAAGTTCCAGCGCGTAGCACCAGATGCCACCACCGCCACCTTCGCCGCAGATCATAAGCGGTGGGCTTCGGACGGGCACACCTTCGCCATGGTTCAATCCCTCGGCACGAAGGCGAGCATCCCGCTGATGAAGCCGGTGGATCTCATCGTGATCGATGAAGCCCACCACGCATCCGCTGCATCCTACCTCCGGGTGATCGAGCAGGCAAAGGAACTCAACCCAGACACCCACATCCTCGGCGTGACCGCCACCCCTGAACGGGGCGATGGCAAGGGACTTCGGGCAGTGTTCTCCAACATAGCCGACATCGTATCCCTCGCAGAGATGGTGCAGAGCGGATTCCTCGTCCGTCCCCGAACCTTTGTCATCGACCTCGGGATGCAGGATCAACTCAGCGGCCTCAAGAAGCACGGTGCCGAGTTTGACATGGACGCAGCCGCGGCCCTCATGGACATCGAGCCTGTCACCGAGCGGGTGATCCAGGAATGGTTTGACCTGGCCAAGGATCGCAAGACCATCGGCTTTGCCACCAACGTGGCACACGCCAAGCACATGACCGAAGCCTTTAGTGCTGCCGGCGTGGCGGTGGAATGCGTGGATGGCACCACCCCAGATGCCGTGAGGCGAGGGATCTGGCGCCGTTTCAGGAGCGGTGAAACCCAGATGGTGTGGAACTGCGCGGTGGCAACCGAGGGTTTCGACGAGCCATCGGTGAGCTGCGTGATCCTCAACCGCCCATCCATGCACAAGGGCACGATGATCCAGATGATCGGTCGCGGTCTCCGCACGATCTCCGAGCCGGATCAATACCCCGGCCTCATCAAGGATGACTGCATCATCATCGACCTCGGAAGCAGCCTGCTGAACCACGGCGGTCTGGAGGTGGATGCGATCATCGACTCCCGCCAAGCCAAGGCCGGCGAGGCACCCACCAAGGAATGCCCGAAGTGCGAGACGATCATCCCGATGGGATGCCGAACCTGTCCTGCATGCTCTCACCAATTCCTCACCGAGGATCGGGATGGGCGCGCGCTCGTCGGTGACTTCGTGCTCACCGAGATCGATCTGCTGGAGCTTTCACCCTACCGCTGGGAGACCCTCTGGGAGAACCAGGTGGTGATCGCTGACGGATTATCCGCCGCAGGCATCCTCGTGAACTACGCAGGGATCTGGTGGACCTACGGCGTGCTCAAGGGCGAGCGCAACATCCGCCTGCTCAACCGATCCCACGACAAGATCATGGCGCTCGCCAACGGCGATGACTTCCTCCGCACCCACGGGGACAAATCGGCAGCCAAGAAGAGCAAGCGCTGGCTCAACGAAAGGGCGAGCGAGAAGCAATGCCAGATCCTCGGCATCAGCCCGGTGAGCTTCTCGATCCCTAACAGATACAAGGCGGCTTGCATGCTGACGTGGATGTTCAACGAGAAAAAAATCCAAGCCAGCATTGGAGCGCACGCTCACTAAGAAAAAAACCATTGACGAAATAATCAGACACAGCCAACATACATCCGACATGAATCTAACAAACCAACTCTTCGACCGAAAGCCCACCAGCGAACAGGTCGCCATTATGAAAAAAATCATCTCCCATGCCGAAGGCGTGACGTGGGAGGAGATGTTCATCCAACGTCCAAACCATCGAGCCTCCGCCTGGCGGTCGATGATCTTCTTCGTGTTCAACCGCTTCCACGGCATCCCTCAAGCCACACTTGCATCGTGGTTTGGGCTGACCACCCGTTCGGTATGCCGTGGCGTGAAGGCGATCTCGGACTCAGCCAAGACCAAGGAAGGCATCCGCTCGATCGTTCCGATCATCGATAAATTCAGACTCAACTAATCCATGGAAGAAGACATCCTAGAAGAAGCCCTCCGCCTCACCACGGGCGATCGCCAAGCACAATACGGATCACCCGATCAGGACTTCACACGCACCGCAAAAATGTGGAGCGCGCTGAAGGGCATCGAGTTTGAAGCTCGTGACGTGGCGATGTTTATGATCTGCGTAAAGCTGAGCAGGGAGATCCACCAGCGCAAACGGGACAACGCCGTGGACGGTGCTGGGTATTTCCGCTGCCTTCATATTTGCAACCAAGTTGCATTAACCGAAAAAGACCAATGAACATCACCCATCTAATTGAACCGCTGCTCGACAAGTCGATGCAGGAAATCAATGCCAAGCAAACCCCTCGCGTCTACCTCGGAGCATCCAGGTGGGGCGAGGAATGCTCTCGCATGCTAGCCTATGAATACCACAAGGCACCGACCGACAAGGCCGATCGCTTTCCCGGCAAGATCCTCCGCGTCTTCGACATGGGGCACGATGCCGAGGAGCGCGTGGCGCAATACTTGAAAGAGGCAGGATTCTCTCTTGATACCGAGACCACCGATGGTGGGCAGTTTGGATTCAAGGCTGCCGATGGCAAGCTCGCAGGGCACTGCGACGGCGTGATCCGCAGCGGTCCGATCGAACTCCCATACCCGATCATCTGGGAGAACAAGGGACTGAATGACAAGAGCTGGAAGGAAACCGCCAAGAAGGGCGTGAAGGAAAGCAAGCCGGTCTACTACGGCCAGCTTCAAACCTACATGGCCTACCTCGACGTGCCGAACGGCTCGCTCTTCACCGCTCTCAACCGCAACACCGGCGAGATCTATGCGGAGTTTGTGGAGTTCAATCCACAGGACGCTCAGGCGCTCTCCGATCGCGCCACTCGGATCATCCAGACCGAATCCCCTGACGAGATGCCTCGGCTTTCCGAGAACCCAGCCTTCTTCAAGTGCTGTTTCTGCGACTACCAGAAAACCTGTCACGGTCTCGCAGCCTCGCCATCTATCGCCCCTTCATCGCAAGAGCTTCCAGCATGGATCACAAACAGCCTTTGAACCCGGTCTTGGCCAGGCTCGCATTGGAAACCAGTTACCTGAAAAGGGAACTTGCAGCCACGCCCAAGGGGAGACCTGTCTACACGCACGCCCAGCTCTTGCTCGCCAAGATCGAAATGCTGAACGTGGCGAAGGAACTGATCCTCGCCAACTACGAACCACCAGACGAACCATTCTAATGAAAGATCAACACTCAAAAAAATACGACGAAATATGGAAGAAGCAAGCAGCGCTACCCGCAACCATCACTTACTACGTGACTATGGTCAGGCCGAAGGGATCGTTCGTATGGACCCAGCACGGCTACGCATTTCCAACTGAATCAGTGGCTAAGAAGCGAGCTGAGCTTTTATTGGAGGATAAAGATAATCAATGGGAAGCGGTGATCATCCCCATCAAACTACCGCGCATGCCTTCCAAGCACATTTATCTACAAGACTAAAATGACAATCAATACACAAAACATCAGCACCTATATCGACACCCTCTTCGCCAACCACGCATGGCAGGAAGGGGAATACTTAATGATCCGCGGCGTGGGAGAAAAAGGAACCACCAAGGAAGGCGTGTTCGCAGAGGACACACCGATCGAACCGATCTGCCAGAACATCGAAGGATACCTCGGGCACACCGCAGCGCGCTACTCCCAACACCTCATCGGCACGTTCATCGTTCCGGCAATCCTCTCTGACCGGCAGGCCAAGGAAGCCAACGTGAAGCTCTTGCCAGCCGTGGTGCTGGATCTCGATGAGATCCCCGCATGGCAGGCAATCGAATGGCTGAAGGAAGAGATCGGCGATCCATCAATGATCGTCGGCAGCGGTGGCAAGAACCAATGGGGACCGAAGCTCCATGCCTACTACGTGCTGGAGCAACCACTCCCAGCCTCCGAGGTGGTGCCGATCGCCGTGAGGCTCGCCGAACTCCTCGGCGCCGATCCATCGTTCATGCGTCGCACCCAACCGATCCGCGTGCCAGGCACCCTCCACATGAAGGGCGGGGACACGAAGGCGGTGACGATCGAGAGCTACTCGGACGACTCGTTCACCATCCCCGAGCTGGCAGCCAAGCTCGCGACCGCCAATCCCTCGCCCTGGGCGGTGGTGAAGCCGCGGCAGTCATCGATCAGCTTCTCCCCGATCACCTCTCAGGACAGCACGGCTCTCCTATCTACTCAAATCCGCGAAGGCGGCGTCGATGGGATCACCCGCTGGGATGCCTTCAGCAAGGTGGCAGGGCACTACCTCCACGTCATGCGTGGCGGATCGATGGGCGAGTCAGAAGCCTACTCAGCAACTTGCGGATGGGTGGCTTCCCAGATGGTGCCACCCTGGCCGGAGGATCGCATCCGGAAGGAATGGCAGGCACTCCTCGATCGGGAAGTCACGGCACGCGGGCCGATGCCCGAGGTGCGGAAATACGAACCGATCATCCCGCATGGCGATGCCGAGATGGGCCTTCGCAACTGGGCAGCCCACCGCTGGGTGAAGGAACCGAAGCCCGTCCACGAATTTCTGGTCGATTCATTCATCATCAAAGGCGAGCCTCACCTGTTCGTGGCAGAGGGTGGCGCCGGCAAGACGTTCCTGCTCGCCGATCTCGCGATGAAGCTCGCGGCATTTGAAGAAGGCGACGACCTCTCATGGTGCGGCCAGAAGATCGTAAAGGGCGGCACCACGGTGCTCGTGCTCTGCGAGGACAGCCAAACCGAGATGCACATCCGGCTCTTGGAGCTTGACAAGCACCGCCTCATCCAGAAGGCAGGCGATCGCCTGATCGTGCTGCCGATGACAAAACTCGGCGGTGCATTCCCTCTCTCCGAGCGCGATCCCAAGACCGGCTCCACCCGCGCCAGCGCACGCTGGACCGAGATGCTCAAGCTCCTCCGCGAGCTTCCCGAACTCGCCATGGTGGCGATCGACACCCTCAACTCAGTCTCCCACGGCGATGAGAACTCCGCAGTGGTGATCTCTGAGATGATGCGTGAAGCCCACCGGGTGTGCGGGGAACTCGGCGCCGCTCTCGTCATCAATCACCACCTCCGGAAATCCAGTGAGCCGGTGAAGAGCTTGGAGGATCTCAAGGAAAGCATCCGCGGCTCAACCGCCATCCCTTCCTACTTCCGGATCAACTTCGGGATGTTCCGTGCCACCGACTACGATCGCCGATGCAAAGCCCTCGGCATCAAGCCTCACAAGGATGCGGTGTGGCGCATGGGCGTGGCGAAGTGCAACATCATGGGTCTCTACGACGGCGAGAAAACCCTCGTCCGAGCCAATGGCTGCATGGAGGATCGAACCGATCGAGATCCATTCAACAATGCCAACACCACCGAGCGCATGGCATGGCTCGTCCTGGCAGTGGAGAGGGCAGCCGCAGATGGCTTTCCCTTCGCCACCGGCAAGGCTGGCGATTCCTGCTACGGACGCAAGACCCAGCTCCCCGATGACATCGGCAGGCTCGGTCCGAAGGAACTCGGTGCCGTGGTCAACCTCGCGCTCCAATCGAAGCTCATCGTGCAGTGTGCTGCCAAGGGCGGCAACACCGCGAAATGGCTTGACGTGCCCACCGGATCGTTCTCACGCAACGACACCGGCGAGGTGCTCTCCAAGGGAAGCTGGAAGGTGCCCGACTGGAACCGCTGGGCTTTCGACGAGGGCCAGGGCAAGTGCGTTCTCAAGGTTGCTGACCAAGTGATGAAAATTAGTGAAATATAATGTTGACCTTTGATTGGGGTAAGTCATCATCACCCCACTTCAAACAATATGAAAACTATCAAACCACCCAAGCAAGGACTGTATCACAAGCAGTCACGCCTCCACTGGCACGCCGTAGCATTCGAAGGAAGAGACGGTGAACCGTTTCTGATAGCGGCAACCACCGCGAAACGCGCAATCTCCCTCGCCAAGTATCACATACATGACATCACCAACGTGGTGGCAGAACCCATCTCCATAAGCAGAAGAGCAATAAACCTAACAACCAAACAACAATGAAAACACGTATCACCCACACACCATTCCACAAACCAGTCATCGTGCTCTATCAGTGCCCGATCGCCGTGAAGCAAGCTGCTGAGCAGCCCAACCGCTTCGTCTCCATCATTCTAAAACTCATCGGCATCCAACCATGAAATTTGAAATACCACCTTTTGAATTTCCACAGCTAGTCGTGTGCACAGCGATAATGCTCCTCCTCTTTTGGATACTAGAAAAAGACAGACCATGAAAACAGACACACCGAGAACGGATGCACAAGCTACAGGAAACAGCGACCCACAGGAAGATGAATATGAAGATTTGCTGTATTTCACTAGAACGCTTGAACGCGAACTCACCGCCGTCACCGAGCAGCGCGATGGATTAAAGCAAGCGGTGGACTGTACAAACGATTTACTGGCATCCGTCACCGAGCAGCGCGACAGGCTGGCGGTGGCTTGCAAAAAACTTATGGCTATAATTGGTGAGCCGAACTCCTTAATAGATGATTGCTGGGTATCTGAGGATGAGATGGACGAAGCATGGAACATCGCTGACGAAGCCCTCCAATCCCTAACCACGAACGCCGAAACAATCTACGGAGAGAAAAGATCTACACCATGAAGAAAGACTTTGAACGCCGTTGGATGCGCCGCTTTATTCGCTGGGGCTGGTTTGCGTGTTTTCTTGGAAAATATGAGTGGTATCGTCGCCTCTACGGAGGTCTTTGGGCGCACGTCCACGTCGAGGAACCTTGCTACTCCTGTATGTGGCTCAACTG